CGGTCTGGGAGGCCTCCGCCGGCCGTGGCGCTGGGCGGGTCCTTGATGACCAGGACACCTCGGTAGTCCCAGAAGCAGATCTTGCCGGTGGACTGCACCACGTCCAGCAGGAGCTTGTAGCGGTCTTCTTCGCCGATCACCTGGCGCCCGATCGTCTCGGCGTCGGTGGCGTCGTCCCACTCAATCGTGGCGCCCGGGTAGACGTCGGTGACGATCGCGTCCACCACCGCGCCGTAGGTCGAGGTGGCGGCGAACTGGACCGGCATCTCCAGGCGGGCGTCCTTGATCCCACCCATGCGGTCCAGCCCGGTCAGGGTGAGCGGGCCGAGCGGTGCCTGGTCCTGGTCGGCGTCGGTGAGGCGGTAGTAACCCAGCGGCGCGCGTTGCACAGACCCGTTCCCGAGCTCGAGCCCGCGCGTGATGAAGACCTCCGCGCCGTAGGGCGTGAGGTGGTTCGCGTCGAGTGCCTCTGGCCAGCGCTCGGCAACCTCGAGGTCGAGGGTGCCGCGCACCTCGGCGTCCCCGTCCAGGGTCACCGCGCCGTCCAGGATCGCCAGGTCGGTCCCCGTGGGCGTCACACCGGTCTGGCCGGGCGGGTCGCACAGTCGGGCGGAGAAGACCGCCTTGTGGCTCGACCGCACAGCGGCCAGGAAGGCGTCCGAGACCGGGAGCACTAGCCGACCACTTCGTCACTGGGCGCGGCCACGTACTGCGCGACGTCGAGGTAGGTCGGCAGAGCGGCAGCGAGGGCCGCGTAGGTCGCGAACGCCGACGCAAGGCCTCCGTAGGTGGCGGTGTAGCCGACCAGCTCGGCCGCGGGCGCGGCCACCTCGGTGAGCGACAGGGCGAAGTAGCGGACGGTGGAGTCGTGGCGCGGTGGCCGGCTGATCGCGACGTCGCCCACCGCGGCGTAGATGCTGCGCGGCACCAGGCAGCCGGCGGGGACGTGCACCAGCATGACGTCACCGAAGGACAGCGCGAGCTCCAGGTCGTCGGCGTCGGCGAGAGTGTCGGTGCGGACCTGCAGGGTGTAGCGCCGCGAGCCGCGCACCTCAGTGACGGCCACCTCGGCGCGCCGGCCGATCACCTGGAAGGTGGCGCCGCGGTCGGGCAGGGCCACCTCGGAGAAGTCGGTCACCGTGATGGGCCGGTTCAGGAACGGCCGGGCGATGGACTTGAGCCAGATCGCGTCCAGGGCCGGGGTGACCGTGGCGGTGTAGGAGTAGGTCGGCACCTCCACGTCCGAGGCGTTGAACGACCGCAGGCGGTAGGTGTTCACCACCCCCGGTGTGAATTCGTAGTCGTCCAGGCGAACGGTCCCGCCGGCGGTGACCGGGTAGTGGGTGCCGCCGCGTACCGTCTCGGGATTGGTCAGGACGGCGGTGTCGTAGCGGTCCACGATCGCGTAGGCCACGGTGGCACCGAAGGTGGTGGCGACCAGTTGGACGCGCGAGAGGGTCGGGTCGTAGGTCGCGGCCAGTGTCATGCGAACGCCCTCCGGGAGCCGGCCAGGGCGGCGGTCTTGGTGGCGCGGTTGCGGCGGTCGAGCTTGATCTCGAACACCTTCTGGATGCCTTCACCGAGGTCCAGCGTCAGGTTCAGCGTCTGATCCCCGCCGAGGTCGTGGTTGGGGACGACGGTGCCGGTGCGGCCGGGGACGAACAGTTCCGGCCCGGCCTCACCCACGATGTGCGCCATGCCCGCGCGGGCGGTGCCGCCCTGGGCGAGCATCGGGATCCGGAAGCCGGGCAGGTCCGGGGCGAAGGGGATGGAGACCTTGTCCCATCCCTTGCCGCCCACGGTGTTGTTCCATGCCGAGCGCACGGCTTCGATCGCCCACTTGAGAGGCGCCGCGAGCACGTCCCCGAGCCCACTGAACAGGCGCTTGGCGGCCTCGGGGATCGCCCCGATCACGCCGATGATCCGGTCTTTGTTCTTCGTGATCGCCAGCACCGCCAAGCCGATGGGCCCGGTGAGGATGGCGAGGATCAGGGGCCAGTTCGATTTGATCCAGTTGAAGGCCCCGGACACAGCGCCCTGGATCGCGCCCCAGGCGTTCTTCCAGAGCCGCTGGAACCAGTCCGTCTTGGTCGCGATCACGACGACGACGGCGATCAGGGCGAGGATCGCCAGGGTGATCAGCACGATGGGGTTGGCGGCCATGACCGCGTTCCACACCGCCTGGATGGCGGCCGCTGTGCGGGTGATCGCGGACCAGACCGTGATGGCGAGTGACACGGTGCCGATGACGGCGGCGAGCGCGCCCAGCACACCCACGATCACCTTGATCTTGCCGGGGTTGTCCTGCGCCCAGGCGGTGACCGCGACGAACTTCTGCAGCAGGTTCGTCAGGGTCGGCAGCAGCGCGGTCGCCAGGGATTCCTGGACTTCACCGAAGGCGTTCTTGGCCCGCTCCAACTGACCGGCCGTGGTCTGCCCGGCCGCGGTTGCCGCACCTTCGGTCTTCGTCTTCAGCTTGTCCATGATCAGCGCTTGGGCGTCGGCGACCTTGCCCGACTTCACCAGCGCCTTGACCTTCGCCTGCTCCCCCGCGGTCAGGGTCACACCGGCCTTGCGCAGGGCGCCGGTGGCCTTCTCCGGCGCCGCGAGGGCCTTCGACAGGACCCCTGCCGCGGTGGTGGCGTCCACGCCCATGACGGTGGCGAGGTCCAGGGACACGTTGGTGGCGTCCTTCATGGACACCACGCCCGCGCCCACCGCGCGCTTCAGGCCGTCCTGGGCGGCGAGGAAGGTGGAGGCGCCCAGGGCGGCCTCATAGGTGAAGCGGGTGTTCTTCTGGACCTGCTCCGCGTTGGCCTTCAGCGCGTCCGCCTGAGCCCGGATCTTCGGGCTGGAACGTGACAGGGCGTCAGCGAACTTCGATTCGGCCTCCTCGCCCTCCTGGATTCCTTCCACGCCGCCCTTCAGGGCGAGGGCCAGGCCACCGACGAACGCGCCCACACCGGCCAGGGCGACCTTGGCCACCTTCTGGGTCCGGTCGGAGAAACGGCTGACCGACGACTCGCTCTGTGCGGCGGCCTTCTGGAGTCCGGAGGCGTCACCGGAGAATCGGACCTTGATGTCACGCAAGCCGGGCATTACGCCTCCGTTCCGATGTCAGGCCCGCCGTGGCTGAAGCGGTCCACCACGTGGTCGGCGGCGCGCTCCCACTCGCGGGCGATCTCGCCTTCGTGATGTTCGATCGTCGGGAAGACCCAGTACCCGACCTTGCCGCGGTGCGGCTTGAAGCCGTGGCCGGTGCTGGCGCCGAACTCGGAGCCGAACAGGAGCTGGTAGGCCGGGGCGCGGCCGGCGCCGGGCCACGCGTGCCCGATCCGCTTGGTGCCGCCGACCACCATGTAGGGCAGGCGGTCGCGCTTCGCCTTCACGGTCCCGGTCAGCAGGGAGGCCTGGCGGCCCTCTGCCTGCCCGGCGGCGATGACCCAGCGGGCCATCTTCTCCGACAGTCCCTGCGCGGCGTCGCGGAGCTCGTTGGAGGCCTCCTTCGGCAGATCGCGCAGGGCTTTGAGGGTGGCCTGGGCGCCGTCGATGCGGATGGTGAGGTGGATTCCCTGCGCGGCGCGCCCGCCCGTCCCGCTGACCCGATCGGCCATCTCAGCTCCTCCTCTCCGCGTCGCGCTTGGCCTTCTCCTCCACCTCGGCCAGCAGCTCCAGTGCCGTGGCGATCGCCTGCGAACCGGCCTCCTCCCACTCGCTCATGGGGATGTTCGTTGACAGGGCGAGGGCGATCACCGACCGACTCAGCGAGCCGGTGGGGTAGGGTCCGCCGCCCCTTGCTCCTCCTCGAAGTCCAGGTCCACCCGCTCCTCGAACTCGGCGCGGTTGCCGTCCCAGTAGCCCTGACGTTTCGCGGCGACGTAGGCGATCTCGTACATGTCGGCGACGCGGAGCTTTTCCATCAGCGCCGACAGCGAACGGTCCCGCCCGGTCTTCTCCCACACCAGGACGTCACGGGTGGTGGCGCGGACCTCGAATGCCTCGCCACCTTCAGGGGTCAGCGTGAACAGGAACACTCACGCCGCCTTACGGAACGACCGGGTAGGTGGGCGCCGGGATGTCCCCGACACCGACGAAGGTCATCTCCGTCGTCTCGGTCGCGCGGGCCTCACCACCGGCCGGTGGGCAGCGCGGGTAGATCTGGCCCACCCAGGACACCGCCTCACCGGTCACGGTGGGGTGGTTGACCAGGGTGAAGTCCAGCGGCGTGTCCGGTGCCGTTGTACCCGCCGCCCACAGGACGCGGTCCAGGCCACCGGTGCGCCAGTCGGTGAGCCACGCCAGATCCAGGGTCCAGTCATCGGGGTCCACCTCCTCGCGGTACTCACCGTCCGGGCAGAAGGTGTATTTCTTGTCCCCGACGTTGGAGGGCGGGTTGATCTTCCAGTTCGTGATCTGGCATTCGTACTGCACGCCTTCGATGTCCAGCGTGATGTAGTCCAGCCTCCGATTGTGCGCAACCATTCTGACTACTCCTCAGGAATTCAGCGGGTACTGGACGATTACTTGGTAGCCGGCGCCGATGAGTCCCTCGCCGAAGTCGACCTCGAGCGGTGTCGCGCCGGAGTTGGAGTCGACGACCCCGCCCGTGGTCTCCAGCGCCTCGGCGAAGGGGCCGATGGTGGCGGTCAGGAAGTCCACGACTCCCGCGCCCAGGCGCGCGACCAGCGTGACCGGGAACGCGCCCTGATTCGGGTCGGTGCAGTAGCTGGTCCAGTCCAGCGACGGCAGGCCGACGATCCCGGCCGGCAGCTGTACCTTGCCGAGCTGGTCGGCGCGGTAGCCGTAGAGCTTCGGCACCGTCTTGATCGCGGCCACGAGCGCATCCATCGCGTCGGTGACGGCGCTCATGCGAACCTCATGGGCGCGTACCGCCCGATGCGCAGGTTCTTCTCGATGTCGGCGTCCCAGCCGGCGACTGGGGTGGCGCCGATCTGGTCGGTGACGACCATTCCGGAAGGTGAGTCGCGGCGGATGTCCAGGCGCCGGGCGTAGCGCAGGGTGCCGAGGACCAGGTCGTCGTCGACACCGACGAGTCCCGCGCCGGGGGTGTCCGGGTTGTCGAAGTCGACCTCGCCCTTGCGGACACGCTCGACGTACGCGACGGCGGCGTCGAGGGTGACCTGCAGAGCTTCGTTGAAGCGGTCGTCGTCGGCGTCCATCCGCATGTCGACCTTCAGCGCTGCCAGGTCGGGCGGCCACGCAGCCATCACGGATCACCTCCTGCCGGGTGGCGGTGGCCCTCGCGTCAGGCCAGGAACGCGAGGGCCACCGAGTGATCAGGAGGCGGCGGTGATGGCGACGGCCTTGCCGGACGAGCCGGCGTAGCGCACGTAGACCGCCGTGTAGGCCCAGATCGCGACCCGCACTGATTCCGGCCCCTCGGTGTAGGGGTCGTTGAACCGGAACTGGTTGCCCTCGAACAGCAGGACGTCGCTGGCGCGCTGGGCGATCATCGACTCCGGGTAGGCCGTGGTGCCGATGCCGTCGGTGACGGCGAGGGCTAGGCCTTCGATCATGCCCGGGGTCTGGATGGTGCCGACGCCGTTGACGTTGACGGCCATCATCCCGTTGGTGTTCGGCGGCAGCAGCGGGCGGTTGTCGGCGTCGCGGAGCTTCTTCAGGGACCCGTACCGGCGGATCCGCATCACCAGCAGGTCGGCGGGGAGCTTGCGCGCGGCCCACACCGCCATCCCCGCGTCGATGATGGCGTCGAACGCGTCCGCGTCGGTCGAGAACGCGGCCTCCGTGGCGAAGGTGGTGACCGCGGCGCCGGCCGCGGTGACAATCGCGGAGCCGACCTTGGTCTCGATCTTGGCGTTGTACGCCGCGATCAGGTCACCGAAGATCAGCTGGTCGATCGCCGGGGACGCCATGTCGAGCATCTGACGGGAGAAGACCTGCCCACCCCGGGTCGGCTTCGGCGTCACGGTGTCGACGTCGCTGTCGAACGCGTCGTCCCAGTCGGTCGGATCGTTCTCGGCGGTCTGCTCGTTGACCTCGGTGTCCGTGCCGGCGGTCTGCTTCGGGATGGTGATCGGGCGCGGGTCGCTGCCCAGCGGGATCCGCCGCACCTTGTCCGCGAGGTCGCGGCCCTGCCGCAGCAGGGTCTGATACTCCTCGGTGAGCCAGCGCGGCGGCACCAGACCGACGCCCTCGCCGCCGGTGTCCAGGGCGCGGGCGTGCTGCTCGAGGCGGACCTTCGCCTCGGCGTCACCGTTGAACTTCGCCTTATACATGTCGCCGAAGAACGACCAGCGGCCGCCCTCGGACTCCGACCGGTAATGGCCGGGGTCGCGGTCGCGGGCCTGGGCGTCGGACTCGCGCTTCTCGGTGCGCTCGTCCAGCTTCGCCGCGAGCTCCGCGACGTCCGCGGCACGGTTCTCCTGGTCGGTGAGGATCTGGATCTCCTCACCGAGGGAGCGCATCTTCTCGGCCTGGCCCTTGACCGCGGCCAACTCGGCGTCGTCGAGGTCGCGCTTCTCGGTCGCGGCGCGGTTCTGGATCTCCTCGGTGCTCGCGCGGAGCGCCTCGAACTGGTCACGCTTGGCCTTCAGGTACGGGTTCACCACAGACTCCTCTGGGGTCGCGAATGGGGATCGCGCTCCCAGAGGGCGGGTAGCCGGTTTCGGTGAGGGACCGGGGGGCGCCGTGCAGCGTTAGGCGTTGCTGGTGATGCCAGGGTAGCCCAGGCTCAGCCGCCTTCGGCAGCACCGAAGATGTCGCGGTGCCCCCGGGCGTCCAGGA